GATTTGAAAGAATAAAATCAACCGAGCCGAAATACATATTTTCAATTTTAAGAAACATTTTTTACGATACTTTAAAATCAAAAGAAGTATTGGAAAATGATTTTAGCCAATACGAAACAACCGATGATGAATATCAAGAACCGACAATCGATACTTTTAGAACGAAAGAAGAGTTTAAAGAATTGTTACAGCCTTTAACATGGTACGAAAGAACAACCTTTGAATTATCAAACGAATACGGTCAAAGAAAATTATCAAGAATGACTGGTATAAGATTGCAAACAATTCACGAAATAAATAAAAAAGTCAAAAAAAAAATAGCATGGCAAATAAAAAAGGAACAGTAACAATAAGTATTGAAGATTACGACAATTTATGTAATGGATTTGATGCGTCTGAAGAGCGAGCGGTACTCGAAGAAGGTAACGACCAACTTAGAAAAATGCTGAAAGAGAAAGACAACGAAATACAGGATGTATTAAAAGCTAAATTTGTTTGCTCTAAGAAAAACTGGCTTGTTAGCGACTATTACATCATTGAAGATAATACTCCTCTTTGGATTAGAAAAATATTTAATAAATCATAATTATGGCAAATAAAAGAAAACCAATCTTTGTAGTTACATTTCCAACGCCAACACCGATGGTGGTAGTCGCAGAAATCCAAAAGAACCTAGAAAAGTATTTATCGAAAGACTATTATATCCTTACTGGCGTTGACGGTGATTGCATGAAATATAACCTACTTGGAGAATCAACAATAAAAGAGTTTGAAATGTTGCAAGAAAAAGCAACTGACGAACTTTTGAAATACATAAACGAAAATGGCAAAAGAACAAAATTAAATTCGGAACAGCTATTAAAAAAGTTACGCAAGCAATCGGAATCGAACCGTGCGAAAACTGCGAACAAAGAGAGTTTCAAATAAATCGATTGAATCATAAAAAACCGATTATTAAAGTTGATGAAAAGGATAAGGAGGATTGGAATAGTTCGGAAGTGAATGAGAATGTTTCGGAGTTGTATTTAAAATACTTCGGACTAGATAACACCGCTTCAACTAACGAGAAGATTAAAGCAAAAATGATTGAGGATTTAAATAAATTGTTTGAGTGATGGAAGTAATTTTATGGTACGGAGAACCAGAGTATTAGATTATGGAAACAGTAAAAATATCAGAGGTTAAATTAAACCCTAACAATCCAAGACTTATTAAAGACGATAAGTTTAAAAAATTAGTACGGTCAATTAAAGACTTCCCTGAAATGCTTAATATTAGACCAATAGTAGTCAACAAAGACATGATTATTTTAGGTGGCAATATGCGTTATAAAGCCTGTAAAGAAGCTGGATTAAAAGAAATACCGATTATTATTACAGACCTTTCAGAAGAAAAACAACGGGAATTTTTAATTAAAGACAATACAAGCGGTGGCGAATGGGACTGGGAAGTATTAACTAATGAATGGAGCGGAGAAGAGTTGGAAGCGTGGGGGTTGGATGTTCCTACATTTGCAACCGATGTAGATTATTCAATTTTAGATGATGAAGACTTATCTGAACAATTAGAAGATATGCAGAACGGAGTAAAAAAAGCTATTCAAATTGAATTTGAAGCAGAACATTACGATGAAGCGTATGCACTTGTAAAGTTTTGGAGAGAAAAAGAAGCATATGTAGGTGGCATGATTATGGAGTATTTAAAAGCTGAAAAAGAAAAAATATGATTTGCTTTATACCTACAAAAGGACGTTTAAAGACAAAAACTTATAAATTATTTCAAGATGTTGGTATTGAAGTAAAACATTTTATTGAGCCACAAGAAATAGAAAAATACAATGTGCCAAATAAAGTTTCTATTTCACTTGTAAGCACAATAGACGCGCTAGTAAATACTACTATTCCTGTCATTTATTTAGATTTAAATCAACGACCTGCAATAATGGCATCACCAAGTGGGGGCAATGGATTAAAAAATAAAATATTAGGATGTCTTCGGTATTCCGGAACAGGTGCCAATAATTATTTATATGCGGATACAACAACCAACCCGCCAATGTATATTCAGGGACGACCAACGAATAATAATATATTGATTGAAATACATACAAATCAAGCGGGAGGAATGACTAATTACTCACCAACCGCGTGGGAGTATGTAATGACTTTAAATTTAGAAGAATGTTAAATAAAATAATATATAATCTAATAACAATCTACCTTCTTTGCTCAACTTCATATAAAGGTTGGTATTGGATTAATCCTAAGTTCTTTTTTAGAGGAGAAAGGATTAAATGCCATGAACTTAAGGACAATAAAGAAATTAAAACATTATAATGGAAAAAATGAATAACAGTTTTGATATTAATATTAAACCTAATAATCTTACAATAGATGAATGGTGTCAAGAAATTCAAGTTAAATATGATCAAGGTCATGATTATGAAGCAGTTAATAAATATTATACTGACTTAAAGAAGCCAAAATCTAACACTAAATACTCTCAAATGATGAAAAACAAATGGAAGAGATAATGAAGATTGCTTGTCAATTAATGATGCAAGGTGTTGAATATCAAATATTCATTGGAGAAAAAGAAATAAATATAGAAATAAAATGAAAGAGAAAATTAAAGAGTTAAGGGTTAAGATAGACGGTCTATCTCAACTAGTAGAAGGATTGTATGGTTCACAATTATATCTTATGGATATAGAAAACAAACCAAAAGGGATGTCACTTCAAGACTACACCAAATCTTATACCGAAATGTATAAATGTTATGACAGTTTGATATTAGCTAAAGCTTGGTTAGGTAAGATGTTAGGTGAACTAGGAGAATCTACACCATACGTTAATGATGGTAATAGAAAGACTGTAGCAGATATTGAACCTGCTGCTGATAAAACTACTAACACTAGAAACAGTGTAGGTTGTGCAATATTTATAGATAAATCTACAGGTAATCCTATAACAACAGATACAGAAATATGGAATAATAAAACACATATAGAAAAAGTAGATTGGTTAAGACAAGAAATTGAAGAAATTGTTGTAGAAATTAGATTTTTAGGAGATTTAAATCTTTCAGGTACTACGTACTCTAACACATTTATTAATAATGTTACTACACATTTATCAGAAGCTAGATTTTGGTTAGGATTTGTATTACAAAGAATTAAAGAACAAAAATAAATAAAAATAAAATGAAAGAACCGAAAGGAAGATTAGCTGTTAATCCTGATGGATTATTAGCAGAAACAAATGAACTTGATATCATGAAGATTGACAAGTTAGCAGAATTAAAAGGAGAAGTTACTGAAGGACGTATTGTACTTCAACCACTTCCTCAGAAAGAAAAAACAATTGGCGGTATTATTTTACCTTCAGTACTTGGAGAATTTAGATGTGCTGTAATTCTCGCACATCCTACATCTAAATATAAAAGAGGAGATGTAGTTGCGTTAAAACTAAGTGATTTTCCTGGAGCAATACCACCTCAAGTTGATTTCTTAGAAGGAAATCCTTGCACAATTCTTTTTGAATCATTTATCTGGTATAAGTATGATTACAGAATTGAATCATAGAGAAAAAGCATTAGAAGAAGGTCTAGCTATTGAAGTTAGACCTAACTTCTTGATGTTTAAGACATTAGATAGTGCAAGATTATCTTTTGAAACTTATGCAGAATATAAGTTTAGACAAAAAGTCACTAAAAGAACAACTAAAAAGTACTTAAATCCTAAAAATTAACTATCTTTGTCACCATGAATGAGTTGTTTACAGTAGATTACGCATTAAATTATGAAGGTTGGGAGTATGATACTACTGTCACACCTGAGTATAATGTATATCTACTTGACCAATTTACTATTAGAGTTAGAAGGAATGATTTCTTTTTAGTATTATTTATTACAAATGCTTGTGACGAGTTAGTTTTTGCTGGAAGAATTTATACAATATCTGAATATAAGTCAAAGATTAAAGCTAAATTACATAAATGGAAATGTAGAAGAACTGTTAATAACAATCCTTCACCTTCCACTCAACCCTTAGCTGTTACTCCTACTGAAGTTACAGTATTGTGTACTGAAAATACTCCTTTAGCAAGAACAATATTTGGCAATTATTATAATGAAGAAATAGTTTTATTAAATCCAACTACTGTTAGTAGTTTAATTATTAGCAATAATGCTGGAAAGATTACTATTGAAGGAACACCAGACCCTTCAACAGCAGGAGATTATATCTTTGTTCTTAAATTTCAAGGAGTTACAACAGGAACAATTAAACAAATAACATTAAATATAACTGTATTACCTGAAGGAAGTTTTATTATACAAGAAGACAACAGTTATATATTATTGGAAAATGAAGATTTTATATTAATAGAATGAGCAATTTAAAAATATCACAAATGGATTATAAGCAGTTAGCTGCTGATGACCAATTTCCAACAGTTAATTCGTCTCTTCCTGGAGAAAATAAATACTCTTTAGGTGGAGATATACCTTTACTTGTAGGTATAAGTCAATGGAGTGTTGATGCAGCTTATTCTGCTGGACATGTAGTTATATATAATACTACTGAAGTGAAAGGAATGTTTTTAGTAAAGAGTACAACTACACCTGGAGATGCTCCAGATAATACAGCATTTGATAAATTTGAATCTTTAAGTTTAGGATTTGTAAATAATGATTGGGTTCAGGGAGAAGCTATTGGTTATCAAAGAACTGGTACAGTTAGTTTTAGTGTAAGTGGTTCAGGAGTTATAGATGCTATTTTATTAGATAGCAGTATAATTACAGATGCTTTTTCTAAAAAAATAACAGCAACTGTAGTATCAGATGATACTTTAAAGAAAGATGTTTATTTAAAAGCTATAGTTCCAAGTACAGGTTCAATATTATTTTATGTTTGTAAAGAATCGGCTGGTGGATTAACAGGTGTTAGAATAGCATATACAATAGAAGGATAATGAATGATTTTTTAAAACCAAACATTAAAGCTTTAGCAATGAAGTATAAATTAACTCAGAGTCAAATAAATGATATATTTTACTCTCAGTTCAAACATACAGCTAAAGTTATTAGTGAGGATTCAAAGAAAGAAATAAAAGATAGACGTAGCGTAAAGATAAAAGGTTTAGGCACGTTTGAATTTAATAAACGAAAAGCAGAACATATAACAAATGCAAGAAAAAACATGGCTAAAACCCCTTCCAAAGATTGAGAAGGAATTAGAATTAATTAAAATTTGTGTAGATACTTTACAGACTTGTGCTGTATTACCTACATCACCTGCAACTAAAGCTATACAGTTAAGTGCAGAGAATATCTTAATGAGATATTTAAATCAATTAGACGTTTTGACAAGACCGAATGAAAAATCAATTAAAGTAGAATTAGATGATAACTAAAGAAACAATTTCTTTTGTGCAACAAATGCACCAGTCGAATGTAAATACCAGTTATACAGAAATAGCTGATGAATTAATAAAGGTTTTTCCAATATCTCACCGTACTGCACGTTACTATGCATCAAAAATTATCAATAGTAGTTCACCTACTCCTGAAAAGATAGAGATGCCTGAAGTAGAAAGTAATAAAAAGGTAGGAAAATTTAATTGGCGAGAAGCTGTAGAGCATGTTCAATCTGGACAGAAATTATTTAGTGAGGCTAAAAGTAGTCAAGATAAAGCTAAATTTCATATCAATACAGATGAACCTATTTATATTATGGCTCTTGGAGATGCTCATTTTGGTAGTTGGGGAACTGATTATGAAATACTTAAAAAAGTAACTGATGAAATTTTAAACACTCCAAATCTATATGTAATTCTTTTAGGAGATTTATTACAAATGTCTATTAAACTTAGAGGTATGTTGGAAGTAGCTGATAACGCTTTACCTCCAAAATATCAAATGTTGTTGTTAGACAGTTGGTTACAAGAGATTTCTCATAAAGTTATTTGTTCTACTTGGGATAATCACTCTGTAATGAGAGAAGAAAATGTAACTGGTTATTCTAAATACTCTGAAATTTTTGAAAGACATCATATTTATTTTAATGGTATTGGACATTTAGATTTAGGAGTAGGAACTCAAAATTATAAAATAGCTGTATCTCACTTCTTTAGAGGATATTCTTTAGAGAATCCTTGTCATGGTGGAATGAGATATATGAGAAGAATGGCTCAGGATAGAGAAATAGCAATGGCTGGAGACTCTCATAATCCTGGACTTATTAAGTATATAGATGGAGATAGAGTAAGATGTGTTGTTAATAGTGGTACTGCTCAAACAAATAGTGGTTATGCTAAAAGATTCTTTTCACTTCATACTTCTTCTGCATTTCCTGTAATTAAGTTAGACCCTCACACTCATGAGTTTACACCTTATTGGAATTTACAGGAGGCATTAAAATGAGATTAGTAAAACTTGAAGTATTGACGTATGCTGTAGACCAAGGACCTAAAATAGATTATGCAGCTTTAAATTTACCTGAACCAGAAGAGGAAAGGGAGTTATCTTGGCAATATAGATATTTTAATTTAAAAGTATTGGAAGACGAATTATCTATGATATATACTGAAGTTGAAGAACAAACAGTTTTTAGATTTTACGATGACCGTACTATTATAGTTAAAGGTGACGTTGAAGAAGTTTTAAAACTATTAATATGATACCTAAACAGTTTAATATATTAAATCATACTATAGAAGTTGTTTTTGATAGTGAGTATTGTTCCAAAAATCAATGTTTTGGACAATACCTCTATCAAGAGAATAAGATAGTATTAGCAGATAAGTATAAATCTAAAAAGAATTGGGTTAAATATAAACCCGAAATAGTTGAACATGTTTTTTACCATGAACTTGTTCATTGTGTATTATACTACATGAATCATGAATTATGGTTAGACGAAAAGTTTGTGGACCAATTTGCAGGATTATTGGCACAAGTAATGATAAAAGAAAATGAAAGTATTGAAAGTAACAGAAAATCTAGACCTAGAGATAGAAGCGGAACTTCTTGAGGTAGAAGCGTTTAAAACTTTAATTAAAAGAGTTAAAGTTGGTCGTGGAGACACAGATGGTCGTAAAAAATTAATAGCTACTAAGGAAATAGCATATGTTTATCATATGGCTAATCCTAAGTCTCGCTATTATAATTATGCAGAAGCAGATAGAAAAGTTAAGTTAAAATCTGACTTATTTACTGATGCTGGTATTGATTGGGAAGCTGATGAAACAGTTAGGTTAGCAATACTTAAGTATCGTGAGATAATCAAGACTCCTTCTTTAAGGACAGTTGATAGTATGCTTGACTCCTTACATGAATGTGAGGAAATAGTAATAGAAATCACTAAACAATTAAAAATTGATTTAGCTGAAGGTAAGCATAAAAGTGGTATAAATAATAAGAGAGGTCAAATTGTATCAGGTACAGAGTTAATGTTAAATGATTTAACTGCTCTTTTAAAAGTAAGTAAAGAAATTCCATCTCATATAGACGCATTAGAAAAATTACAAAAGAAATTAGAAGAAGAAACTAAAACAGTTACAGCTAAAGTTAGAGGTAATTTAGCAATTAGTGAAAGGGAGAGATAATGTTTGAAATAGATTTTAGTTTTATTAATACTGAAGAATTTTCACCAGAAGCTAATAGATTTAAAATCAATAGCTTAAGGGGAAATCCATGCTATATTGATGAGCCTAAAAACAGTTTAGCTTGGAAAGAATATTGGGATTTACAAGAATATTATTGTATGAATGGTTATTCTGTAGGTGGAATAAGAATTACAGGAGAACATTATTTCTATTTAAACTTTTGTCAAATTAAATTAACGCATCCTAACGTATCAGGAGAAAAAGTTAGTAAGAAAAAAGCAGAGAAACAAGTTACTTTTCCAGCATTTTGGGATAGTGACTGGTTTTATTTTATTGAATGTGAATTAGCTCGTGAAGCAGGTGAGCACATGATTATTCTTAAACCACGTAGAAGAGGATATTCATATAAGAATGCTGCTAAGTGTGCATGGATGTACACATTTACAAGAGCTTCTACTTCTCTTATTGTAGCTGAGTTATCTACATACTCTGAAGAAACAATGGGTATGGCTGTAAATTATTTAAATTTCTTATTACAATATACAGACTTTGGTAAAAACAGATTAACCAATAAACCTAAAGAAGAAGTTGAAGCTGGATTTGAAGAAGGGGGAGTTAAATTAGGTTTCAGAAGTAAGATATTAGCATTTACTACAAAAACAAATGCTGGTATTCTTAGGGGAAAGGACGCAAACATTGTACTTTTTGAAGAAGCTGGAACTTTTGGAAACTTACTTGCTACATATAATGCTACTAAAGCTCTTGTACAAGAAGGTACAAACGTTACTGGACAAATGTTCGTTTTTGGAACAGGAGGGGATTTTGCTGGAGGTCAAGTAGACTTTGAGAAAATGTTTTATGACCCTGCTACTTATGGATTTAGAGCTTATCAGAATATATATGATGAAGGAAAATCAAATACAACTATTGGATATTTCTTACCAGATTATTATTCTAAAGGTGGATTTATAACAAATGGTATATCAGAAATAGAACCAGCTAAGATGGCTATTGAGCAAGAAGTTGAAAGACTTAAACGTTCATCAAAGGATAGAAATGCTTTAGATGCTTATCTTGCTGAATTCCCACGTACTCCACAAGAGGCATTTATTAAAATAGGAACTAATATATTTCCTAAAGCTGAGTTAAATCAACAAATTAATGAAATACGTAGTCGTAAAGAGTTACAACATTTAGGTACTCCAGGAATATTCTTTACTCATACTGACGGTAAAGTTAAGTTTGAACCTAAAGATGATTTGAAACCGATTATGAATTTTCCTTATAAACCTGATGTTGATGGGGAAGGTTGTGTAATTATGTATCAACCAGCATATATTTCTCAAGGAGTAACTCCACCAGATTTATATTATATTGCTGTTGACCCTTATGCAATTGATAAAGGAAAAGATAAAAAATTAACTAAAAGAGACTCATTAGGAGCAGCTTATGTATTTAAAAGAGTAAATAATTTCTCTAAACCATATGATTTAATTGTATGTGAATATGTAGCTAGACCGAATTTTCATGATGATTTTAATAAAACTCTTTTTGATATGGCAGAATACTATAATTGTAAGATTGTGTATGAAAATGATAGGGATGGAGATATTGAATCCTATGCTAGGGTTAATAAAAAGCTTCATCGTCTTGAATTTGAACTTACAGTTTATGATTCTTCTGACAATCCACGTAAACAACTTGGTAGACGTTACGGTGTGAGTATGAGTAACTTAGAAGTTAAAAAGACAGCAGTAAGCTATCTAAAAGATTGGTTATTAGCACCTCGAGATAAAGATGTAAATGGTGCACAAGAGTTAAACTTACATAAAATTTATAGTATTCCTCTTTTGGAGGAAATTATTAAATTTGATTATGAAGGTAACTTTGATAGAGTTTCTGCAATGTTAGTTGCAATGCTTTATAAAAAAGAACTGTTACTGAAACCAGCAGTAACTGAAATAAGAAAGTCAATCTATGACGATGAATTTTTTAATAGGTTTGACTCTCAATTTGGTAAAAATGAATTAAATCTCTAAATTTGTAAATTAATATAGTATAATGGAAAATAATAATCAAGTAGGAATGATGTTTGATATACCAAATCAAAACGTCAGTTATACTGAAAAGATAGTAAAAGACTTTGAATGGGGAAAACTTACCATTAATGCTATTATAGGTCGTTCAACATTTACAACAAATACTTGGAAGCTTTGGCTTAAGAAGTTATATGATTATTATAATGGTAATATACATATAGATGATTATAAGTTAATTACAGAACCTTTTGGTAAACCAATTGAAGGTTCTTGGTCTGATGTAGAGAACTATCCTATTATTAAAACTAAAGTAGATTTATTACGTTCAGAATATAGTAAACGTCCTAAAAGAGATATGGTTTATGTTGTTAATGATGATGTTGTTACTAATATGACTGAAGCATTAAATGAACAAATTAATAAAGGATTAGAAGAAGAATTCGTAAACAGGCTTAACGAACTAGGAGTTCCTACAGGAGTAGAGGCTCAACAACCAGAAACTCCAGAAAGAATTAAAGAACAGTTTGAAGCAAGCTATTTAGATAAAAGAGCAATTAATGGTCAAAAAGCTATTAATTATATTAAGACTCAGCAAAATCTAGATGAAAAATTTGATTTAGAATTTTTTCATTGGCTTGTAAGTGGTGAAGTTTACTCTTATAAAGATGTTGTTCATAATGAAACTGTATATGAAGCTGTTAATACTTTAGATATAGATTTTGATAAAGACCCTGATTTACAATTTGTTGAAGATGGTGATTGGGTAGTAAGACGTAAATATATGCATCCTTCATCTATTATAGATACTTTTTATGATGAACTTTCTCCTGAAGAAATCAAGATGATTGATACTCTTGCAATTACTGGACCAGCATTAAATTCTAATTCTGCAATATTTTTTGATAGGTCATCATCATTTAAACAATGGTCCAGACTTATTGAAGTAATGCACGTTTGTTGGAAAAGTCGTAAGAAAATAGGTATTGTTGATTTTGTAGATGAATTAGGACAATTTCAATCTTTAGAAGTTGATGAAATTTATAAACCATCTGAAAATGAAACAGTTACTTGGTATTGGGTAAGTGAGGTTTGGGAAGGTTATCGTTTAGGAACAAGCATGTTCAAGAAAATCAGAGCTATACCTAATCAAAGAGGAAATTTAGATAATATATCTAAATGTAAATTACCTTACAATGGTAGAGTAATGTCTAATGTTAATTCAACAAATGTATCATTAGTTTCTTTAGGTATTCCATATCAAACATTATATAATGCTACTTTTCATCGTCTTAAATTAGCTATGGCTAAGATGAAAGATGATATGGCTTTGATTGATATGAATTGGAAACCTATTGGTTGGTCAATGGATAAATGGTTGGAATATGCTGATAGAGTAAGTATGTTGTTTGTTGATTATAGTAAAGATTCAGTTAGAATGAATGCTACTCATCAAACAAGATTACAATTAGCTTCTCAAACTATTAATATGTACACTGAACTTTTAGCATTTATTAAAAATGAATGGGAAGAAGTTTGTGGTATTACACGTCAACGTGAAGGTCAAGTTAATTCTTCTGAAACTGTAGGTGGTGTAGAGAGAGCAGTATTACAAAGCTCTTTAATTACTGAAACTTACTTTACTTTATTTGACCAATTTAGAAAACGTGATTTGCAAGGATTAATTGATTATTCTAAGATTGCTTGGATTAATGGAAAGAAATCAAGTTTTGTAATGCCTGATTCTACTGTTCCTATTTATATGGATATAAATGGAGTTGAGCATTGTGAAACTGAATATGGTATTGGAATATCTGATTCAAGTAAAGAACAAGAAAGAGCTAATACTATTAAACAACTTGCACAACCAATGATGCAAAATGGTATAGCTGCATCAGCTATTGCTGAAGTTTTAGATTCAGATACTATTTCTGAAGCTAAAGTTAAACTTAAAGCTGCTGAACGTAAGTTACAAGAATACGAACAATTTGTTGCTCAACAAGAACAACAAGCAAATATAGCTTTAGCTGATAAACAAAAAGAAGTTGTACAATTACAACATGAATATAACTTAGAAGCTATTGATAGAAAAGGTGAATGGGAAATGCGTAAAGCTGAATTAACTGCTTTAGGTATGGATGAAGGTGATGATAACACTGCTATTCAAGAGTCTATGATTGAAGCTGGTTTAAAGCAACAAGAATTAGGTTTGAAGAATAAAGAGATTATGGCTAATCAATTGAATGATGATAAGCGTATGAAACATGAAGCTCAAATGAAAGAGAAAGACGCTCAAATCAAGAGAGAAGAAATGAGAAGCAAAGAGAAAATAGCACGTTCAAAACCAAAGCCAAAAGCAAAATAGTGTTATATATATAACGTAAAGACGAAAACAATAAAACAATAAAATAACAAATTAACTTTGTATTAGAAAATGGCAGAACCAAATGAAAATGAAGGGTTAGATTTAGACTTAGATTTTGATATAACTAAGGTAAATGTTGACCCGAAAGGTGTTGTTCCAAAGACGGAACTAGAACCTGAAAACGAACCTATTGTAGAACCAGTAGAACCAAAAAGAGGAAGACCTAAAAAAGTAGAGAAACCTGTAGAAACGATTGTAGAACCTGAACCTGTAATCACTGAACCTGTAGAAGGTGAAGAAGTTATAGAACCTACATTAATTTCTAGCTTAGCTGCTAAAATGGGTTTTGACTTAGGTGAAGATGATGTATTTGAAGAAACTGAAGAAGGTTTAGTTGAATTTATCAAATCAACTGGTGATAAACTAGCTGATAGTAAATTAAACGGATACTTTGAAAGTTTACCTCCTATAGCTGGAGACTTCTTCGACTTTTTACAAATGCTCGGAGATGAGGCTACAGAAGAAAAAATACAAGCTTTCTTTTCTTCAGTTAAACCTGAGATTGATTATAAGTCTGTTGATTTGAATAATGAAGATGCTCAGAAAGCAGTTATGAGAACATTTTATAAAAAAATGGAATATAACGATGCTGAGATTATGGAAGCAATTGAAGATTTAGAAATTGCAGGTACTCTAGCTAAATCAGCTAAAGTAGCTTCAACTAAATTAGCTGCTAGACAAGAATCTGAAAGAGCTGCATTATTAGAAAAAACAAGAGCTGAGGATTTAGCTAAAAAAGAAAAAATCCAAAAATATTGGGAAACTGTAGATACTACTATTAAAAATGGAAAAGTAGGAAACTTTAATATCCCAGTAACAGAACAAAAAGCTATGTTAGAATATATGTCTAAACCAACAAAATCAGGTGTTCCTCAATTCCAAGAAGAATTGAATAACATGACTGTTGAAGACAGAATTCAATTAGCAATTGCAGTAAAGAACAAATTCAATTTGAGTAAGTATATTAACACAGCAGTAAAAACAGCACAAGCTTCAACTCTTCGAGAAAGATTGGCTACTGGAGCAACTAAATTAAAAGGTGCACCTGTTGGTGGTAGTGGTTCTGAAGAAATTGTATTTGAAATCAAATAAACACTTTAAAACAAATAAATAAAAAATGGCACAATTTCTAATGGACCAAGTGTGGAATGAATCAATGAAGTCAAATGACGCATCATTCGCCCGCTTGATTAATGCACAGCCTGACAAAATCGCTCCAGTACTCACACATATGATGGGTCAAGAGAGTTCTCGTTTTCCACTTATGTATCTTTCCGAAGGTATGCAAGCAATTCAAGAAGTCGATGGAGACGAATTCGAGTATGACGTAATTGGACGTATGCTTAAGGCAGTTCCTTTACAATCTCCTCCTTCTGGTTCTTATTCTACATCTTTTGGTGTAAGTGGAACTGAGGCAACTTTGTATTTCAATGAGGGTATCTTCCCTGTAGGATACACTATTTTATCACCTTTAGGTTACCAATTAAGGATTACTTCTCGTGATAATTCAAATGGTAACTGGGCTTATAAAGTTAAGTTGGTTGCTAAAAACTTATCTGAAACTTTACCTACAAGTGAATTAGCTGCTGGTGCATTATATGCATGTGGTTGGAACTCTGTAGCAAGTTTTGGTTCATTTGGTAGTCTTTCTACTAGCACTGCTCCTGTTAAAGTACGTGGAGATGTTGGTACAATTAGAAAAGGTTATGCTTACGAAGGTAATATTAAGTATCGTAAAGCTAAGACAGTTCAACTTGATACTAAAGGTGGTGGTACTAAAGAAATGTACTGGCCTTATGAAGAGTATCAACATAACTTGAGTTTCCGTATCGAATGTGAAAGTAACTACTGGTATGCAAAATCTAATCGTGATGCGTATGGTGTAATTAATGAGCGTGACGAACAAGGAAATCCAATTGTAAGGGGTTCTGGTATGTTTGAGCAAATCACTAACAAAGATACTTATGGTACTTTGACTGCTGATAAGATTGACCAAACTATTCGTGATACCTTCTATGGTATGTCTGATGCTGAAAATAAAGTAATCACCCTTTTCACTGGTATTGGTGGTCGTATGGCTTTTGACCAAGCAATGAAAACTGAACTTTCTAATAGAGGTTATATCAAATTAACTGATAACAAGTTCGTTGGTGGTTCTGGTTATAACTTGAGCTTAGGTGGATTCTTCGATACTTACCAACATGTTGATGGTTACAAAGTGATTATTAAAACAGCTAGTTTGTTTGATAATGGTCCTCAAGCTTTAGCTTCTCCTAAACATCCAAATTATCCTAACCTTCCTCTTGAATCTTTCAGGATGGCATTCGTAGATACTTCTACTTATGATGGTATGAGTAACTTGGTAATGGTTAGCAAAAAAGGACGTAGCATGTTACGTGGTATGGTAAAAGGTATCAACGAAGCAGCTTCTGGAACTAGTTTCTCTGCTAACGATACTATCTCTACTGATAAAGACGGTAGCTCAGTGCATTTCTTGAAAGCTGGACAAGTTGTTCTTAGACGTTTCAACACTTCAATCGACTTAACTTGTACTGCTGGGTTAGTATAGTTAAAAATAGCATAAAAGGGGAAGAGTAAAATCTTCCTCTTTTTTTAAATTAAAAAAGAAAAAGAAAACAGATAATGAAAACGATTAAAATACAAAGAAAAGAAGTGCGCAGATATGGTGTGCATATTAGCTTGACTCAAGAAAGGTCAGCAACAATTGGTAGTTTTTTATTGAAAAGTGGAGCTGTGGGAACAGGTCTAACTTTTGAAGAAAGTAAAAAATGGATGCCAGGAATTATAGGTATGGAAGCAACAGACCCTAAGTTTAGGGCTGAAGTAAACAAGTACTTTAATAATATTATGATTCCAGTTCCTTATGAAGGAAAAGAACTTAATATTACTTTAGATGAATCTGGAGAACCAGAAAATCTAGAAGATTATTTAAAATATTTATTTATTAAGGTTCACCCAAAAGTAGCAGAATCAAAAACTGTAGCGGATACTGACCAATATAAAGAATATTATATCGAAGACCAAGCTTTAGAGTTAACAAAGAAAACTAAAAAGTTGAAGTCAAAAACAGATGCCACAATCAAATTTGCAGAATTAATTTCTGATGAAGTTAAACTTGATTGGGTAGCTAGAGAACTTACAAATAAATATGCAAAAGATTTAGGTTCTATTACAGTTCTTACTAATTTGAAACTTGATGAGAAAAGTCTTAAAGTTGCGGAAATCTTTGAAAAAGACCCTGAATACTTTATGTCTGTAGTATCTGACCCTGATTTATCATACAAAGCACAAATTGCTTCAATGGTAGAAAGTCAAATATTTCAAAAGATTGGTAATGAATATGTTTATGGTTCTGAACCTTTAGGTAATATAGATGGCGCAATAGCTTATATGAAGAATCCAAACAATTCTGAAGCATATACTATTATGTTAGCTAAATTAAATAGTATGGGTGTAGGTTTTAAACAGAAAGAAAAAGAAGTTAAAAAACCTAAATAGAATTGAGCTGTTGACGAACAGAACGTAACAATAGAGGGCTTACCGTAAGATCAGCTCACTCACTATCCTGATCGTAGGCAGGGCTAGGGAACAGTAGTGTAAATCTGAACAAAATTGTGGAATAGCTCAGCAGGTAGAGCAGTGGACTGAAAATCCATGCGCATAGGTTCGACTCCTATTTCTACAACAATAAAAGAACTATGAATATTAAAGAAATGCATGTGGCTATTGGAACTGAAATGAATAAAATCAATTCAGCGTTGTTTGAGAATATTCTTGAGCAAGAGGTAGACTTTGCTATTAATACTAATATTTTACGATTTGTTAAACAAAGATATACTCCTTCATCTAACCTTAAGAACAAAGGATTTGAAATGAGTCAAAAAAGAATTGATGATTTAAGAACTTTAGTTGTACCTAATTATACTGCTAAAGCTTTTGTTCCTCCAAGTTATGACCCTGATATAACCGAGAAAGTTCTTTTTTACTTTCCAGCAGATTATATGTTGACAGTAAATAGTAGATTTAAAGTTGCTCATGATGATTGTAATACTTTTACTTATTCTACTTCAACAGTATCTTATTCTTTAGATACATTAGATATTAATGCTTTAGCTATAACTAACTGGGTAAATTTTAGAATTAAAAATAATACTGATGGTTATGTTTTATCGTTAGGAGCAGAAGCTACCAATTATAATGCAACTGATGATTTAACATATATTGTCAGAATTATTCTACAAACTTTAAGATTACAATATAATTTTTCTCAATATGAATTTTATTGGGAATATTATCATGGTACTTATTATAAAAATAAAATAGTTATTGTAAACAAAACTGCTACAGATTGGCAGTATTCTACTGATGCTAGTACTTATACACCATTTACTGCTGTAACAGAAAGTGCTTTAACTTATTATAGTAATACAAGTAACTTATCTACTTCAGGTAAATTAGTTCAAGAAGATGATATTTTTGCAATGCAAGCTGACCCTTTTAATAAAACAAATCCAGACTTTCCATTGTTCTTTACATCTAATTATAACTTTAATGTGTTTATAGACAGAAATTTATTTGTTGTAACAGATGTAATTTTGTCGTATATTCGTACCCCAAGAACTGTATCTTATTTTTTAGGACAAGATTGTGACTTACCTGAGCACACTCATTCTGAAATTGTAAGTATGGTTGTCAATTATCTTCTTGAAGCAGTTCAAGCAGGTGAAAGATACAAAACGCATCAAGAAATTGTTGCGACAAATGAGTAAATTTTTTTAATTATTAATAACAAATAAACAAACAAAACAATGTCAAAAACTGTTTTATTCGGAAATGCTTCAGCTTACTCAAGTGCTGCAAATCCTGCTCTCTTAGCTGCTGGTGAAATTGGAGTTTACTCCATTGCTGAAACTGGTGCTTTCACGTTGATTACCACTACTTGTAGTGCTGCTCAAAAACAACTTCCTATTATGATTGCCCAAGGTGGTGTAACTGGTGGAAACTTTAAGAACGTAATCATTTATCCTAACGGTGTTGTTAAGGCTGCTACTACTGCTGTTCCTTATATCGCTGCTGTACCTAATATTGATGTTGTAGGATATGCAGGAAGTGGTTCTGATACCATTCAAGCAAGTGTAGCTGGTAGTTATAATCTTACAGTAACCAATACAACTAAAGGTACTACTCCTTTGCCTTTTAATTTAGCTTCTACTTACTACCAAACTTCTGCTGCTGCAACTCCGTTTCAAGTAGCTTACGATTGGGCTAAGTTAGTTAACGCTAAAACATTAGACACAAGGTTACAACCTTACAACAGGTTCGTATTTGCTGATGTATTAACTAATCAAGCTTCTGCTCAATTGGTAACTTCTGCTCCTGCTAACATTACTGGAACTTTGGTTAATGGTTCAACAACCCTTACATTATCTGCGTCAACTGCTGGTGGTACTACTGTACTTGCTGCTGGTGATTATATTCGTATCGGTCATGCAACCACTACTACTCTTCCTGTGTATAAAGTAGCTGCTATGGTTTCAGCAACTGTTGTTACTTTGGATACTCCTTATGTCAATCCTTCTTTAGCTATTGGTGCAAGTATTGCTACTGTAGCTTTAGGTAAATTAACTGCTGCACCTGATGCAAGTGATTTAGCTGGCGTAAGATGTGCATCTTTCGGTAACTGGTTTAACGGTACTGCATTTAAAGAATTGCAACCTAATGGTTCAATCGCAACTGGTGTATCTGGTAACGCTTTAGGAACTGTAATGGTTCATAATGGTGTAAATGCTCAATCTTATTTGAACGCTTCTGGTGCAATCACTACTGGTGTTTTCAACTTAGGATATGGAATTGGTTACCAAGCACAAAAACAAGAATTTGAATTCCAAGGATATCAAGGAAATATGAATAGAAGTTGGTTACCTTACGGTACTCAATACTTTGCTTCAGCAACTTCTGTATATGATGGTTACTCAGTTACTTATAAGAGTGTACCTAACAATGCAGCTTTGGATGGCAATGCTAAAGAAGAAGTTCATAATCTTCAAATATTCTGTGTGAATGCTGGTGGTTCTGGAGTTGTAGGTACTAATGCATTAATTGATGCAAAAATTCCAACAATCTTAAGTTCATACATTAACGCATAGTTTCTGATTTTTTCATAATTTAGATTGATTAAAAGCTCACAAGTTTCTTGTGGGCTTTTTTTATTTCTAACTTTATGTATATCTTTGTAATATATTATCCTATATAAAAAATGGCATTAAATACAAAAATAAATTTATCAGTTTCTGCTGATTGGAAAACAATTACAATAACTGATAGTACTGGTTCAGGAATTACAGGATATGGTTCAAATCAAGACCCTGTAGGATATCGTGAAGCATCAAGTTCAGGAGTAGATATTTTTAAAACTAGAATTCAACTTACTTCTCCAAGTGGAACAATTACAACTTTTCTATTAACTAATGCTGAGGCTTATGTAGCAACTATTAGTGGTTATACTGTTACAAATGTAGCTTTAGGTTATTCTACTGATGAAGATATTGAAGAAGGAATTTGGAAAGTTAGTTATACTCCTTATTTTGCAAATGATACAGCAACAGTTACTTTAAATATTAGTACTGCTTCAACTACAGTTGTTTATACAAGTTCGGACATAAATTTTACAAATGCTACTAAATTAATGTTGGCTTCTTCAACAACTCCAACTTATTTTGATATTAGTAATATTACTCCTTCAGTTAACACTTTTACTATTTCAGCAGCAGCAGGAATAACTAATACTGCTTATACTGATTATAAAGTTGGTTATGAAGCAGTTGAGTATATCCCTATTGTTAAAACAATTAAAGATTGTTTAGATTCTAAAATAGCTGCTCTTCCTGCATCAAATTGTCCTTGTAAAGATAAACAAGTAAATACTCTTATGAACAATTGTTTACTTTATGATGCAATGTTTATAAATGCTTCACTTAATAATAATGTTAAAGCGGAGTATATATATGATATTCTTTCTAATTATTGTGCCGATTCTGATTGTAATTGTAATGGATAGTAATCAAAATAATATTGTAATCACTAACATAAATTTGGTGATTCAAAGGATAAGTAATACCTTTGTAAATAAGTTAAGCTTTGGAGTCATTTCAAATCAACATTTAAATGAAGCTAAGCTTCTGTACTTGTACAGGCGTGTTTTGGAAGATAGAACCTTTAGCGATATTGACTATCTAACTGAAGACGAATACAATGGTATCTATATAGATGTTCAACGTATAACAAAAAAATAAAATGAGTGGATTAACTGCTGGGGAATCATTCCTCAAAACAATTTTGGACCTTTGGAGAAATAGAACCGCTAATGGTGTTATTTCTAAATCATATACTTTAACTGGAACACCAACAGGTCTTCCAAGTTTTAATTGTAAAGCTGTTCAATTATTATCATCTTGTACAGTTACTTTAGGTAATGGAGATTCTATAACTTATGCTGGAGGATTACTTCCTTGTAACAATGCCAATAATATATTAGTTTCTGGTTCAGGTACACTTACTTATTTAATTTTTATATAATGGCAATAGGTTTAGATTTATCCATTGGCTCTGGTGGAGATGGTGGAGGTAGTGGCGGTGCGCTAGCCACAGGCATATTGCAATTGCAGGGCGGTGTACCCTTAGACACAACACTAAGGACTGTAACTGATAAGGTTGGTACGGCATCTATACTTAAATTAAGCACAACATTAATTGAAGTTGACAATGGTGCAAGTCCTTCTTATATTCAGTTTACACGAA